GGAGCATCTGAAGCTGCTTCTGTAAACTTGTCTATAAGGAGATAGAAAAGTTTTTTCATTGCAGGACCAAGCCTGTTGACAAGAGAGTCAAGTGCACCTTCAAAAGGTGTGGCTATTGCATTACCCAAACCGTCTGTGCTGATTCCTTTCATCTTCGGCGGCTTTTCAATAAACTTGATGACGTCTTCAATTAAGCCTGCCATCTTATCGATGACCCACTTCGACATCTGCCCAAGTATCACAAGGACTGCATTACTAAACTTATGAAATCCATCAAGGACTCTGGCACCGGCAGGTGAAGATTTATCGAAGAAACTGAAGAAGTTATCTTGTATCCTCTTCATAAAGTCTTCTATCTTGCCAGATCCGCCTTCTTTAAAGACATCGAATGCTTTTACAATTCCACCAAAGAACTCTCTGAACCTGTCTGGTCTGAATATTTCGGCTAGACCGCCAAAGACGTCCTTAACACCTGGAAAGAGGTCGACGAACATTCTTCCCAGTTTGACTCCTTGCAGAGTTGCTTCTCTGAGAGAAAGTCTGATGTTTTGCATCAGCTTCATAAACTCTGGAGATGACATCAGTCCTCTCTTCATGCCGTCAAAGAAGTGATCAAAGAATCCACCGGGTCCTGCTTCACCTGGTTTAACTAGTCTTTCCATGGAATCAGATAAGGCTCTCAGTGCTTTGGTCTGTGACATGACAGCTTTTTCGTTCTTGTCAGCTGCCTTTTCCATGTCGCTCATTCCGACTTTGGCGTTCTTAGCGGAAAATGCTGCATTGAGCATCTCGTCGCTAAGTCCAGAATTCTGTTTGATAAGCATCCTCTCTTGGTAAGATAGATTCGCCAAGTCTTTGCCAGTCTTCATGAATTCCTTGCGAAGCATCTCAACTTTCTTCGCAGGATTCTGTTCCATCATGATTTCAGTGGCATCGATGTTAGTTCCGAATTGCTCGTTCAGTTTTGACATGCCCTCGGCAGCCTGATCAAAGGTCGAGGTGGCGTCCATGATACCAGTCAACTTGTCAACTGATACGCCTAACTTGTTGGCGAATGTTGCTGCAACTGCGAGCTCTTTAGTAGACAAATGGCCGAAGTGAGCTAGGTCTTGCATAGCCTTGCCCATGTCTTTAGAAATGACCTTTGCATTGACACCAAAAGCCTTACTCATCCCGAGTGCCTGTTTGGTCATCTCATTTTGTACTTCTGCGATGTCCTTTCCCATCCTGAGTGCATTGGAGGCGAGAGAACCCATCTGTTCGTCGGTGAGGCCGAGACCCTTTTGGTACCTCATAATAGCTTCACCGTTCTTCGCGATCTCTCCTTGAAAGACCTGGAAGGATGCACCCATTCCCGTTGCAAGCTTAGTTACAGCCTCAAGTCTTTCTGCAAGATTGCCAAAGATTGCACCTGCACTGACTCCAACTCCCTGGAGGCTGCCCATGCTCTTGGCAACACCTATGATGGTCGCCGAAGACTCTGATTTTAGACTTCCAAATTCTTTTCTGATATTTTCATAGGCAGTAGCTAATTCAGTTCCGCCGCCGCCCTGCTTAGCCATATTGACTAGTCCGTCCATCATCTTGAACGGAATGGAGAGAATTGCTTTTCCTACAGAAAAAGCTCCCGATGCGAGCCCCGAGAAGACACCAAACAAACCTTTTCCAATCGCAACAATGTTCTTGAAGCCCTGATAGAGACCTGTGACTGCACTTCCTCCAATTATAAGACCCTTAACAAGCTTTGAGTTCATTAAGTTTGAAAGCTTCTGAGTGGTCCCTGCAGCTCCCTTCATCGCATTGTTGGTCTTCTCTACTGCCTTTGCAGTCTCTTCCCACTTTTCTGCTGACATGGCAGGAGACTCTTGTTGACCGAGCTGCTGCATGTTGCCGGCCATCTGCTGCATGATCTGCTGCATCTGCTGCATGACACGAAGCTGTTCCTGAAATGCCTTGGTTGTTTCTAACGCGGCATTCTTTAGGTCTTGAGCAGCCTTCGTGGTGGCTTCAACTTTCTTGGGATCTTCGGCCATTGCTCATTCCATTCAGAGAGGCCAGCGCACTCCAAGGACTCTCTCAAACTCAGAGGCAGACATTTGCTTAACTCTGAGTTTTTCCATGACAGTTTGAACAGTTGCACCTGGTCGACGCAGTTCTTCTTGGAACTTCTTGGATGCCATCAAGGCATTAGCAACAGCCTGAATCTCATCCTGATTTCCCCTAAGCTTTGTGTTGACGACCTTGCCGACCAGCCAAGCGCCTAAAGAGGCAAGCATTATCTTGCCCGTGAAGTTAAGGTACGCACCTTCAATTAGGGTTTCAGAATCACGCTCTTCCATGCTATATCCTCTCGCTTTCCTAAATAAGAAGAAAATTAAAAAGATGACGGCATTTTACGTGAAACGTCTAAGTCTAGACGGAGACTGATCTCTAGCCATACCTTGCATGGCTCTTACGTCAGGAGTATTTTGATGAACTGCTCTGCTTCTGGTCTGTCCAGCCTCAGATGTTCTTGAGAGCTCCTTATTGAGTCGTTCGATGAACCAACGTTTGTAGGAGACAGGCATATGCTGAGTCTCCCTCCAGGTAAATCCTCCGTAGTACATCAGGAGGAACGCTGGTTCCATTATGATATATTCTCTATCTTCCGGCCGAAGGCCAAAGAAAGCTGACGCCGAGTGGCATGCTCACCTCCTCGGAGTGACCGCAAGCAGAGCAGACTGTTTCCTGCTTCATTTCAATACCAGGCTCGTTGTCTCTAATATAATTCCTGAGAGAAAGAGAGTCACCTGCAGGCATCATCTTGACAAAGTTTGAAATCTTAGTCCTGTCCTCAACACCGTCGATGGATTGTATTGCATAAAGAAGATTCGTGGTGACGTTGCTGTCGTTAGGAAGTCCTAGCTTCTTCTGCTTCTCGCTCATGGCCATCATCTCCTCTTCATCACGGCCCGTCATGAACTTGAACTTGACGTTCTTCTTAGAGCGTGGAAGCATGAACTCAAAGATGTTGGAACCGGCGATGACGGGTTCTATTTCAAGTCGCTTGATGGGGAGAGAAGAAAGGTCGAAATCATGAGGAGATTTGACGCTGCATTCTGGACATTCCATTTCTACTGAATATTCTGGGCCGTAACCTGTGATTCGTATGGCAACCATGAGAGCATTCCTGTCACCAGTTAGAAGATCGAGAACATTGATAGACTTATCGACGAGGCATGACTTAATGAGTTCTGTAATTACTGCACCCTTCTTCAAGAGAGCTCTGGACGTCAGGATGTCCTCTTCTCTTGCTGTCATTGCACGAATCTCCACAGAGTCCATTCCGTACAGCGAAGAATTTTGCGGATAGACCTTTCCGTTGGAGGGAAGAGGAACGATCTCCTGTGGTATATCCAAACCGAAATCAGCCTTAACCTTCTCTGCTTGGGTCTGCCGCGGCATCCTTGGATCGACTCCTGGGGGAAGCTGGGATGCGAATATGGCGTTCTTCTGCTCTCTATCGTCTGACATTTGTGCGGTATTACTCCTCAATATAAGATAAACAAAGACCGACGAGTGTAAACCCGATGGAGAATTTACACGTTACAATCATACTTACAGCAAAAGGTGCATAAATGGCTCTAAATCATCCTGTACAAGGCGAGGGATACGTCTCAGCTTATCAAGTCTCTGCAACTCCTTTTGTCACTTCTTCCAACATAACTCTGGGAGCGACAAAGGAGATATCCTTTCCGCAGATAACTCGGTTCATCACGTTGAAGAACACTGCAGCTTCGACAAGCGTCATGGCTGTGGCTTTCACTGAGAACGGTCTTAAGCCTGTGAACTCTAACTACTTCGTGTTAAGCGGGTCTGAGTCTTTCTCCGGAGAGCTTAGAACTGACAAGATCTACATTTCAGGAAGTGCAGGTACTTCTACTTTCACACTAGTAGCAGGTCTCACGTTTATCCCATCAAGAATGTTGACACCTATCACAGGATCTAACGGATTCTCTGGTGTAGGCTAACGGAAATCGACATGAGCACGTCCAGCGGTTTTGGGAACGGATTTTCTTTCAACCTGGGCAGTGATGGATTTGGAGCAGGTTTTGGACGACCGATTGTTACTGGTAGCTCTGGTGGTGGTGCAGACGGTGCTCCTGTTCTTGGGACAGAAGTGGCCTGGACAGACAACACTTATTTTGACGCATGGACTTCTCAGTCGGGTGTGACGACTACAGACGTCACCGGTTCTAACGGTCTGACGTGGCAGCTGTACTACGCACACAAGACGATAACCATCAATGCTGATGGAGTCAACAGGCTCGGAGTCAACACATTCTCCACACAAACTGCAGCTCCCAAGCCGATCAGATACGTCTCTGGGTCCAACAACAGCACGATCGGAGGATTCGGTGGAGAGAAATCTCTCGTTGGAACGAACACCCTTTCGAGCACTCCGGGAGGATTCGTTGAGCAGGCTTGCAACAGTGCGACCACGATAGCAGCCGGTACTTACTTCATCATAGGCATCGGTACAATATTCTTCAGAACGATGAAGACGGTCACTACGAACAGGACTGCGATGTTGAACGGTGAGCCAGTTGTCACTGTCATACCGACTAACTGGTGGTCGTCTCAGTCGAACGTTCAAACTTCAGGATTTCCCGTGGAGCTGGGTGGGACCAGAGCACCAACTGAAAAATTCACAAACAAGGTGCTCGTAATGAGCGTCAAGTTCAAGGTTGCGTGATATGGGATCGAGCGGATTTGGATCTGGTTTCTCGAACGACCTCGGTGGTGACGGATTCAATTCAGGCTTCTACAGTCAGCCAGCACAAGGCGGTGGAGGTGGTGGCGGAGAAATAATTACTGATAGCCTCTTCGTGAAGCTAGATGCCTCTACTTACGGAGGATCGGGAAACTGGTTAGACGCCAGCGGCAACAGCAACAACGGCACGATAAGTGGTGCTACATGGTCATCGACAGACGGCGGTCTATTCGACTTTGACGGCATCAACGATAGTATCAGCATCGCTCACGTGGCAAACCTGAGCCTCAACACGTCGACCCAGCGATCGATACAGGTGTGGGTGAAGTTCGACACTCTTCCTGCCTTAAACATCCAGGTTCCCGTCTTCGGGAAACTGTCAAATAACTACGGCTTCGATGGATACTGGGGTGGTCTTTTCTCGAATGGAGGTGTCGTCAGGTGCGTAACAAACGGGGTGTCTTTACAAAAAGTAACCAACTCAACGGCGACTGTAACGACGAACACGTGGTACCTCTTCACCTTCATCTCTAGAATAACATCAACGGTAAACACGACGAAGGTGTACATAAACGAGACGGAGTACATCTCCACGGCCCACGGAGCAGACACTTACAGCGAGTCAAATCCACTGTATCTCGGTTACATTGGCGGCGGAGTTTCTTCGGCTTACCTCGACGGCAAGATCGGCGCATGCTACTTCTACACGAAGGGTCTCACAGCATCAGACGTGTCGACTAACTACAACGCGACGAAGTCTAGATACGGCCTGTGACGCGAGACAATTAAAACAAAAAAGGACCGAGAGAAACCTCGGTCCTTTTTCTTTTTTTGGACAACCGATCAGAATTGGAGTACACAGTTGTCGAAGCGGAGAGAAAGCGTGATCTCCGCAGGGCCGTGATCTTCGTACGTTACTTCGCCGAAGTTAGCCTCAAGAATAAAAGCACCTTTAACGTCCCATAATTCCACCACGGTGCCGACAGGATCGAGGAGCTTCAACTGAATGTCTCGCTTGTAGAAGTCGGCGTAACCTGCACGGCCCGAGACCGACTCGAAGTGGGTGCGGACCCACTCCATCACCTGCTGGGCACCCGAAGGAGCGATTGGGTCGTGGAGGGTGACTGCCATGGTGCCGAAGGTCGTCTTACCGGCTAGGTAACGGTGACTGTTGATGAACGGGATAGGTACCTCTTCCGTTGTGATCGACGGACGTGCCGTCGTCTTGATGATGTAGGCGTCGATGCCCTCGATCATAAGCACCCAACGATTCTTGCGCTTCGGCTCGAACTTCGCTGGAATCATTGATGTGACGTCAAGTGTCTCTGCGGCCATGGTGTTCTCCTGTTATCCTTTTCTAAGTATTCTGTCTGTCAAAAAATTGTTGATGAAATCAGCGGTTCATTCGGACTGCAGCGGCAAAAGTGCCGTCGTCTTCGTCTGTGTACATCATCGCCGCCGCATGGGCGTCTTTGAGGTAATCGGCCAAGCCTGAGTGGAAGTGACTGAGCGCCGACTGAAG